GTCCTTGAGGGTTGAGATCATGCCCGACAATATTGCTAAAAGATTGATTCCCATTTTTACTAAAACTCATATCTACTCGCGGAATAACCTGAACAGGCGGATCCATAGCGTGATATTGATTCACACCCTGTTCTATCCAAAATGTGAATTGTCCTGCTCTAAATCTATCTGAATTTTTTCTTCTCACAGTATTACAAATGCGGATTCTTGGTATTTCCGCACCCACAGAAGGCGTATCAACGCTATAGTCGTATGTAAGCAAATTTGTATCCATCAGATACAAAGCACTGTCGTCTAGAGATATAAAATATGTTTTACCCTGATAAAAAACGACTTGTCTAGCAGGGTGATAATCTAAATTTTCATTCGAAACATGAAAGAATAAATTTGTGTTGAAATCGTAAATTAAAGTTAAATTATCTGCTGGGTTATAAAAAGTCAGTTGATAGAATAAATGCCCATCTTGTCTGTAGAAAAAAGCAGCAGATTGTTCTGGATGTTGTAATTGTCCAAGAACATAGTCGATACCATCAGTAGAAAGTCTTTTGCTGCTAGAACCGTCTGTTATCATAATTGTACTTGAGTTGTGTTCGTTCTTCCCAAGCCAACATATATACTCTTCACTCGATGCGAGAGTCGAAGTTGATACCAACCCATAGTCGATGTTGAAAGATTGAACCCTGCGGTAATTTTCGTCTCCACCAACCTGTGTCCATACCTCTGAAACTGTTGAACCCAACACTAGCACGTTATTACCGCGACCTGGCAATCGCTCAACAGCCAGAGCTGTATCCGGCTTTGTTTGCAATGCAAGTTGTGTGTTCATCGAAATTGTAGTTGGAGAAGCATATTGAAATACATACCAATTTTGCGGATTCACACTGTTTAAAGCAGATCCGAATAAAAAGAATGTGTTGTGATAACAAACATAATTTGGAAATATTTCACTTCCCGAAACGGTATCTATAAGAGTTTGTTCTGTGAATGTTGGACTTGTAAGACTGTAATTGTAAATATAGGCTTTTTTACCATCAACAATGCATATCTGATCATTTAAATTTTCGTCGATATAAACATCGCCAGTCAATGTTGCAATATTTCCAATTGGGAATGGTGCAAGATTGCTATTCGCTCTAAAAACAGTTGAGTTAATAACAAATATTAAAAAACCACCGCGTACAGAGTTGTATATCCCTCTTCCTATACCATTGTTAATATTTGTTTCTGACTGTTTTTTAAATCCAGCATAGGATATCAGCCAGTTATCGGAGATAAACATGTTATAAGTACGTTCAGTATCTATCTTTGGGTATCGACCAAATTTGGAGCTACCGACAACATTTATTTCAACTTCTTCAGATTTGCTTACGCCCATTAAAACCGCCTTCTTTTACATACTTGGCTGCTCTTATCATTCTAACAGGATCATCGCATAATTTACCAATACCAGTATTACAATTATGGCATAGCAAACCACGAACTTTGTTTGTTTTATGGCAATGATCAATTGTTAATCTCATTGGAATATTTGTTTTATGACCTTTCCTTGTTTCTGGATTATGACATATTGCACATGTTCCATTTTGATCAGAATACATTGTATTATACTGATCTATTGTAATACCACGAGCATCACAACATTGTTTTAAACTTAAATTTTCACCATATTTTAATTTCTTTTTTAAATATTGATCTTTATAATATTTAGCCCATTTATTTGGATTTTTTTCACGTTCATTCGACATTTTTTCATTAAACCATTCCCTATTTTCATTACGCTTTTTATTTGCAGTTTCTCGATGACAAATTTTACATTTCCCATCTTTTCGAATCAAATAGTGTTCCAATTTTCCGTGGTTAATACATTTTCCGAAATTTTTAATTAAAGTTTTTTGTCTAGAAATATCTGAGCATAATTTACAGGGATAGTATGGCTTACCTCTTTTTACTGTTTTATTAACTTGATCAATTGTTAAAGATCCGTGAACTTTACAAATTTTAATTATTTTATCCATATATTCCTCCTAATAAGGGAGAATAATGAATAATCCATCCTTTGTCAATATGTATAAAACTAGGAAGGGCGAGTCCAACCCTTTCCGAGATTGATGAATGCCCAATTGTATCCATATTGCTTTTGAAGCGTAGATGTCTTCTGCATTTGTAGATCAATAATTCTAGATTTCTTATTGATCCATGATTCATACTTGCTTAATTGACGAATTACATTCTGAGGCGTGTCATAGTTATACTCAGAACAAATACGATCAGCTAATGCGTAACGTAGATATGTTAAATAAAATTGATCAAATCCAAGTGCATTAAATACTTCATACAATGGATTTTCTAGAGTGGAGAAATTAGAAAAAGAAATTGAACTAAAAAAATCTGTAAATTCAATTGCATCTCTTCCATAACCTATATAATTCACAATTGAATTTTGTATAAATGTTCTTCCACCATAAAAACTACCATTTATAGCAGTAAATAAATCTCCTACATTAATTTCGATTGGTTGATCATAATTTGTTGTTCGTGTCAATTCCCAAATCGAGGATACTGTTCCAAGTTGTGTAAGAACATAAGATCCATTATATTGAGGAATAGTTTGAGATTGAACTAAAATCCTATCACCAATATTTACTGTGTATCCATCTACAATTAAAGCACCAAATGAATTTGCATATAGAGTTGCTCCTATACCATCATTATTTGGTCCATTTAAATAAGATGCATCTAAATTAACAGTTGTTGCTGCCGCCACATTACCAATAAATCTTGTACCATTTGGTGGATATCCATTTGTTTGTACATATATCGGAACTGGTGGTTCAGTAGTTGATGATAAAACAAAATCATTAATTACAATACTAGCAGATACTCCTGGAATTATACCTGTATTAATATAATGTACTAATGGTGCAATACCTGCGTATGTACCTTGTAAGTCAACCCCATTAACTACTAATTGTCCTGGGGATAATGTTGCATTAAAAGTTCCACCATAAAGGATTGGAACTCCAAGATTTGCAACAGTTACACTGGCCGACAAATCTTGTTGGAGTTGTGTAATTGGCGGAATATCAAATGTTCCATGAACTTCAAAAGGATAATTTTTATCAGGTTTGAAATAAATGTAGAGATTCCCACCGCCCTTTTGTCGTTCCCAATACCAATTAAAAGGCAAGCTATTTATATTTTCAACGCGTGGTCCACCAAAGTATTGGTTCCTTTTGGTGTATTGCATTGCATACCTAACTTGATCGAAATAAAACACAAGTGTGTCTATTTGAACCAAGTTCGGAATAAAATATTTTTCCACGCCCGTAACTGAATTGAATTTGTAAGTTGTCTCATATGGGATCATTCCATCGTCGACACGCTTCTCAGCAAGAATGTCGTTGAGCCAAAGGAGACCATCCGAAATTTGGCTACCGCTAACGGTCTCAAATTCACGAGATACGATGCCTGCCGCATAGTAAGCACCTGTAATGAGTTGCGTTGCAGTATAAGCCATTTAAACGTCTCCTGTTGCAAGTGCACATAAGATATGCATTAAAGATAATCTTTGTAACCAATTAGACTCAAATTCAATCTATCTGCGGTTCCATTTGGTCCGACTTTATATAATATCGAAGGATTTCCAAAAGTGTTAAACTGTGTTGGGACTATGACCTGGGTATATTCAGTACCCACAGTTCCACCACTAAATCTTACCATTCCCTCAACAGTTTGTGATGATCCAAAAGGATTGAATGAAACAGAATTAAGTGGATCAGAACATGTATAAGATACTCGAATATATGCATGAGTTTGTATTGGCGGAATAAATGGATTTAAAGATAAAGCAAAGTATGAAGTCGATGAACCCGAAAACAATATGTTTGTATTTGGATGATTGTAATAATATGACCTTGTTTCTCCCGAACCATATTGAAAAAATTTCAGTATTGTTAATGATGGATCTGTAACAATCCATCCTACTCTTCTGTACATATCATATCCAGAAGGTAACAAAGGAGCATTATGATCTAATGATATGATTCCAGCAGTGGGATTATAATCTCTCGAATCTCCAATAACATATACTGCATAAGATCTTGATCCAATCCTTGGTGCGATATCAAGACCATTTTGACCTGCATATGTAGTACTAAGAACTAAACTTGTATCTTTTAATATAATATCATCTTTATTTGAATAATCTCTAGCTTTTCCTGGTGATAAAGAAATCGATGTTGGTGATAAATATGAAATAGATAAACCATTTACATACAAAAACCCCTGATTTACTATTGGTTCTGACAATGTTTTATTATTCACCATTTTTTATTTATCCCTAAAGATTATCTTTATATCCAGTCACGTATAAAGTTACTCTATCTGCCGTACCTGTTGGACCAAGTTTATATTGTAATTCGCTAAATCCTAAAGTTCCTACATTCATTGGAAGTGTGAATTGATGCCATTGTGTACTTAATGATCCGGATCCAACAATAACCATTCCTTCTGTTATGTCAGTGGCGCTTCCTGGTAAAAATTGCGCTCTGTTAGCAGCATTTGTTTGTAAATATTTACAATTGAACTGAACTTCTGTAGAAATTTTTGGAACTGCTGGATATGCAGGAATATTAGCGAATGCAATATCTGATCCGTCTAAAACTGCTGTTACAAGTTGATCGCTATCATAAACATATCTTCTTGATCTTCCAACGCCATATTGATAAAAATTTATTATTTTTGCAGTTGGAAATGACGTATCAGTTGCAACCCAACCAATTCTTCTAAACGAATCATATCCAACGGGTAGCTTTGGAGCTGCAATATCAAGTGATATAATACCTGCTGTTGGTTGATAGCCTGTAGAATCAAAAATTACATAGATAGCATACGATTTTCCTTGTTCAACAACTCCTTGATCTAAACCATTTACGCCCACGTGAAGAAAACTTAATGTAATATCTGCATCTAACACAATATCTACTGTGTCTGTTGAATCTCTAGCTTTTCCAGAAGACAAATTTAGTGCTGAATCAGAAATAGTAGATAATGACAATTTATTTACATATAGAAAACCAGAATTTACTATTGGTGTATTCGGTATTATTGTAGCCATTTTTTAAATCCCTGCTTTATATTATTAAAGATAATCACGATATCCAAATAGATACACATTCACATTATCGCCTGTGCCCACACGATATTTAAAAGCAGAAGTACCACCATCAAGTGAAGATGGAATTTCAACTGTTTGCCACGATGTCACTGCTGCACCGGAAGATATTGAAATATTACCAAGAGAATCACTGGCACCAAATTGTAAAAATTGACATGAATTTCCTGGTGCTGATTGCGCATATTGAATTCTACAAAAAGATTGCGTATTTATTGGCGGAACAATTGGAGTAAGAGTAACTTCAGTATATGTTGTATCGTTACCACCTAAAATTATTTGGTTAAGACCATTTATTCCGATATCATAATAATATGATCTTGTTGCATCTGTGCCGTATTGATAAAATTTTAACATCTTCAATGGTACTGAAATATCAGTAACAATCCATCCAATTCTTCTTGACATATCATAATCTGCTGGCAACTGAGGAGCAGTTAAATTCAAAGATATAATTCCTGCTGTCGGTTTATATCCTCTTGAATCTCCAATTAGATATACGGCATATGTAGATGCAAAATCTGTTGTCCCTTTATCAATCCCATTTACTCCAGATTTTTGAATATCAATTGTAATCTGTGAGTTTAAAATAATATCATTTGTGTTTGTATAATCTCGCGCAGCTCCTGGTAAAATATTAAGATGTGTTGTGTCTACATATACAAGTTGTAAATTTGATACATACAAAGAACCTGCATTCACTACAGGCACATCTGGTGTTAATATTGCATCAACCATTTTTCTTATTCCTATTCATATTTATGTATTAAAGATAGTCTTCATATCCCGTCACAATCAAAGTCGTTGTATCACCAGTACCGACTCGATATTGAATCGATTGTACTCCTGTTAAATCTGCCTGAGTGAAGAGAAAAATATTTGTATATTGCAGAGATAGAATACCTAAACCAACAGTTGCCGTAGGAATAGCAGTTGCATCCGAACCAAAAGGCTGGAATTCTGCTTTATTTGTCACAATTGTTTGATTGTATTCATTTCTAAAATATACTTTTGTTGGTAGAGGCGGAACTACTGGAGCATTTCCAGGAGGAGATAGTTGAACTTTTGTATATGATGTTTGATTTCCACCGCTTAAAACAACAACTCCGCCTGTATCTGCTACGTCATAATAATATTTACGTGTACTATCGGTTCCGTATTGATAAAAAGCTAATATTTGTGACGAAGCATTTATCATCGCCCAGCCAATTCTGCGATACATATCGTAACCGTAAGGTAACGTTGGTTGAGTAGGACTTAGTGATATAATTGCTCCAGTAGGTTGATAACCTTTTGAATCACCTATTAAGTAAACGCCGTAACATTTACTAGGTGTTAAAGGACCACCATCTAAACCGTTAACTCCAACATACGAAGTTTTTAAAGTAACTGGAGATTGAAGTATAATATCATTTTTATCTGTAGAATCACGGGCTGCTCCAGCAGTTAATCCCATCGATGTCGTTGATATAAAAGAAAGGATCAGATCGCTTACGTATAGCGACCCATCATTAATAATCGGCGTATCAATTGGTGTCGAAGCCATGTTTATTATTCCTCTTTAACTTTTTTGGATTCCTATTGATATTGTACATGATGATGCTACTTCCGAATACATCCCTTATTAAAATTTTCCCCCGCATATACTACGATTATAGTTCACGTCGTAAATATGAAGGGGAAATTAATAACAAAATCTGTTACTTCTAATGAAAGTTATCATTAAATCGGAAGCGCAACCATGAGAGCGTATTCACTAACAAGTGTTTTACCCCAGATAATATCATGGACCATCCCGTGTTGGTTTTGGCCAAATAGAGATCCAAAGTATTGACGAAGTGAACAACCAGTGTCTTTGTCTGTTTGTACTGATGTTGGGTAAGGAACTTCTTCAGGCAATTTAGGCATCGCAACATAAAGTGGGTTTCCAGACATGATCAAACCGCACCTGTGACTTGGAAGTACGCTGACTTTCATGCCTGGGACAATTTGAGATGTGATACCAAGGACTGTTCCGCCTGGAGGCGTTGCTGTACCGTTTGGAGGAGTACCAGCGTATAAAGGAATCAAGCCATTTGCATTTCCAAGAGTAACAGTAACTTGACCACCACTTGTTGATCCAACTGTATCATATGCGCTGAATTGGACAGGTGATTGTGAAGGTTGTCCACCGATGAACGTAAGGAATCTTATGTCGGGAAGTCCGCTCACCCCATCGATAAATTGAAATTTGTCATATTTAAGAACAGCAGCAGGATCGCTCGCTGGTGCGCCACTAAATGTGATTGCAGCAATAGAACCATCTGGATTCAATGTTGTACTAACAACTGTCAGTGTAAGTCCTGATTGTCCGCAAGTACCCGCAATGTGTGTTGTTAACAAGTTGGATTGATACCAGTCACAGTTTGAGAATTTACCGATTTCCCAACTCATCGCTTCACGATTACCGCGATCTAGAGTGAATTGGTTTAAACCAGAGTTCACAATTGGTGGATATGCAAGGTCGGATAGATAGCCCTTCGTAAACTCTTTTGCAGAACCAAAGTTTCTGTGGAATGCAAGAGCGTTTGCTAATTGAAGATAAGAGTTGATTGAAGTCACACCGTCTCCGAAGAAACGATATGTGCTTGTCTCAGCTACACTTGCAATATCTGCTTCAACTTTTGCACCAAGTTCTGCGATTGCAGAACGGCCAAAAGTTTCCATGTAATCGCGAACGTTAAAGATAAATTGTTGCTCTTTGTTACTCGCCTTTCAGCGGGGGAAACCGCTTCGGATTTCCCTCTCACCCTTCTTTTGTTATAGGTGAGGTCAGACTATCGCATCACCATCTCTGGCGCTCTCTCGTTTAGTCGTTCAGGCTGCTTTCGCTTGCCCCTTGTTATCCACTGCTGGAACTCCAAGTCAATTAGAGAAAGTTTTACACGGCCCAGCAATTAAGCCGTGAATTCGTACGCAGTACTCGCTTGTTGTGTAACAGCAAGCGATAATAAACGCTGAACAGCGCTTTGAAACGACACAACAAGAGAGTTGGTTGTTGAAAAGCGAGGCGGTAGATCAAAGTTAACAACAGAACCTAAGTTCTTTGGAATATCATCATTGAAACGTTCAAATTTCTTATTACTTGTAGAAATAAATGCATATAAGTTTTGTAGTAGCGCAAGTCCAGACTCATTGTATGTCGCGACTTGCTGTAAAATATTATTCACTGCCATTTTGCAAATTCCCTTTTATATTTATTGGATAATTTGCAACGACAAAATTTATATCAACTATCCCCGCAACCAAGGTTGATTGCGTAAATCGCTTATCGTCATTTTGCCGTTGCTTCCAGAAACACGGGAAGGCTGCAAACGATCGAGAGGTTCAGAAACTTGTTGGGTTTGTGCGTCAGCTTGAGCTTGCCGATTATTCGCAATTGATTGCGATAATTTCAAAAGCAATATCTGTGCGTGGTCTGGGCTTTTACTTGCCAAATGATCGATCGTACCAAGTTTTTCAGGGTTCTTTTGGAGCTCGTATAAAACATCTCCAGCATTTTGAATTCCTGACAACATATAGGTCAATTGAGGAAATTTAGTCGGATCAAACGTCTTAGTTACTTCATCAAAATCATCATAATTTTTTTTAGCTTCTTCGACTTTTTGAAGATAACTATTTGCAACGTTCTCCATTTGCGTTCTTAATTGACGCTCTTGCATTTCCCTATTAAATCTCTCTTGAACCTGCTGATAGATCGTATTTGCATCGACTTCTCGAGAAACTTCCGCATTGCGTTGCTCTTGAGCCATACGTTGTGCATTCAGTGCCTCGAGATCACGTTGATATCTTTCCTCGACTTCACGCCTAGCAGACTCAGCAGCTCTTGCTTTTTCACGAGCAACAATACGATTCACCTCTTCTTGAGGTAACATCTTTTGTTGTTCGACAGCAGCAGGTGCAGATGCGCTAGAGCTACTCATACCACCCAATGTTTCTAATTCATCCATCGTATACAATCTCCGTTTTGTTACCCGCTTTACTGCGGTAATTACCTCTTATTACGCATGAGTTTGCGCTTATTTTACCGCATAAGTGCGTAGAAAAACCTTGGTTTATGAGATGCCAAGTCATCAAATAATAACAGTTACTTAATCGGTACTTTATATTTTATAGTAATTTAAAAAATTAATAAGAGCAATATTGTATAAGTTAAATAGTGTTACTTTTGTTTACGTAATGTTTCTATGTCGTTTATTTGTTGTTACTTTTATTTTGTTGTAGAGGTATGTTAAAATTGAGTATTGCATAATTTTTACGCAATAAATTTGTGGAGATATAAGAAATGGATTTTTTTTTAGAANAGTTTAAAAAAGCAATATTTAAAAAGTATGGACTAACTTTGACAGCAACTACATTAAAAGCAGCTCGTGAG